GAACATCATTGACGAGATTGTGGGCGAGATCAGCGCATTGGTTTACAAGCTGGAGCGTTTTAAATGAACCGTAAACCGGGACTCTACGCCAACATTCTGGCAAAGCAGGAGCGCATCAAAGCCGGTTCGGGCGAAAAAATGCGTAAGCCCGGTGACCCCGGCGCACCGACCGCCAAGGCGTTTCGTGAGAGCGCCAAGACGGCCAAGAAAGAAAACAAATGACCGCCGCGTGGACTCGTAGCGAAGGCAAGAACCCCAAGGGCGGGCTGAACGCCAAGGGTCGCGCCAGCTACAAGCGTGAGACGGGGGGAACCCTCAAGCCGCCGGTTAAGTCGGGCGACAATCCACGCCGAGCCTCTTTCCTCGCTCGCATGGGCAATATGCCGGGGCCGATGGCAAAGAACGGCGAACCGACACGCCTCGCCCTCGCACTCAAGGCATGGGGAGCCTCTAGCAAGGAGGACGCCCGAGCCAAGGCCAAAGCCATCAGCAGCAGGAACAAGTAATGGCCGCTGACCGTCAACGCTTAGCCGCCGCCCTCGCCTACGAGGAAGAACGCCGACGGCGCATGATGGAATCCGTCCCAACGACGGATAGCCTGCCGCCTGTCCAGCCAACTCGCCGCAACCTACGCACCGACCTTGAGAACCTGTCATCGGGCATTGGTCAGGGCATCGTCAACCAACTGGAAGGCGTTAAGTCGCTGGTGACTGACCCCGTAGGCACGGCCAAAGCCGCATACGAGGGCGTTAAAGGCGTTGTGCGTAACCCTGCTGTGTTGGCTGAGGCTCTGCGTCAAACCGGCCAGAAAGCCATGAGCGGCCCGTTAGGTGCAGGCCAAGTGATCGGCGAAATGCTCGGCCCGATGCGCGGCAAACCGCCTGTCATGCAAGAAATTGACGTTTACCACGGTAGCCCGCACCGCTTTGAGGAGTTTGACGCCAGCAAGATCGGCACGGGTGAAGGCGCACAGGCGTATGGGCATGGCATTTACCTTGCCGAAAACCCTGAGATTGCCCGCGATTACCAAGTGCGCCTGTCATATGACCCCGAAAAGATGAAGATTGGCGGCAAGCAGATCAATGCCGTCTACAACCAGTTGCAGGATGCGGCTGCCCGTATGCCGCCCGCCCGTGCTGCTGGCGAGTACGAAAAGCTGGACTTGATTGAGCGGCTGATGATGAACAACCCGGTGGACGAGGTTGAAAAAGCCGCCGCTGAGTTGTCGCCCGCTACGCAAAAGTGGTTTGCGACACAGGTTAAGCCTAGCTTTGAGACCTATGGTTCGTTCTACAAAGCCGACCTACCCGACGAAATGGTAGATCGGATGCTGGATTGGGATAAGCCGTTGAGTGAGCAATCGCCAAGCGTATTGGCAGCATTAGAAAAATCAAAAAACAAGCAAATTCGCGCAATGCTTGAGTATGCAAAAACGCCATACACAGGTGCAGGCATTGAGGGCGAAACAAAAACGATGGGCGAGGCATATCGGACAATGAGCATGAATTTGTCGGGCCGCGCCAGCGCAGAAAGCGCAAAAGCATCTAACTTGCTCCAGCAAGCGGGCATCCCCGGCATCCGATACCTAGACGCAGGCAGCCGAGGCCAAGGCGGTAGCGGCACCCGTAACTTCGTCGTGTTCCCCGGCGAGGAAAAGAAGGTCAAGATACTGAAGCGTGAATGATATGAACGCAGGTGCTTTTAAAAAGGGTCAGAAAGGCGGGCCGGGCAGGCCTAAGGGTTTGCCTAATAAGTCCACACAGGCCGCCAGAGAGGCCATTGCAGCGTTTGTGGACGGCAACGCAGACAGACTCCAAGGGTGGCTAGACGAGATCGCTGCGGAGAAGGGAGCGCAGGCTGCGTTTGATGCTTTCAGCACTCTGCTGGAGTACCACGTTCCCAAGCTCGCCCGCCAAGAGATCACAGGTAAGGACAACGGCCCGGTCAAGGTACAGATCGGATGGATGGCTCCCGAATAATCCTGCCCTACCGCCCACGCAAGGCGTTCATGCCGTTCCATGAGCGCACGAAACGCTGGGCTTGCCTTGTCGCACACCGCCGCGCAGGCAAGACGGTCGCCGCCGTCAACGATATGATCCGCGCTGCCGCGATGTACCAAGGGCAATACGGGTTGTTCGGATACGTCGCACCGTACAGGTCGCAGGCCAAATCCGTTGCTTGGCAATACTTTAAGGATGGCGCACAGCCCATTATCCAATCGGTCAACGAGCAAGAGTTAGCCATCACGCTGATTAACGGCGCACAGATACGCTTGTTTGGTGCTGACAACGCCGACTCGTTGCGTGGCCTTGGCTTCTCGGGCATCTACCTTGACGAGTATGGCGACTTCAAGCCGAGCGTATTCGGAAACGTCATACGCCCTGCGCTGTCAGACAAGCAGGGTTGGTGCGTTTTCGGCGGTACACCGAAAGGCAAAAACCAGTTCTGGGAAATTTACGATACCGCCACTCGTCTCCCTAGCGAGTGGTTCCTGTTGCGCTTACCCGCGTCAACCAGCGGGCTTCTCCCGGCGACAGAGCTAGCCGCCGCTAAAGCGCAGTTGGCCGAGGATCAGTATTTACAGGAATACGAATGCTCATTTGAAGCAGCAATCCTCGGCGCTTTTTTCGGAAAAGAGATGCGAGAAGCGCAGGATCAGGGCCGCATCACCAGCGTGCCATACGATCCCAACCTGCCGGTGTATACGGGTTGGGACTTGGGGTTCCGCGACGACACGGCCATTTGGTTCTATCAGGTCGCCCGTGGCGAGGTGCGCGTCATAGACTTCTACGCCGTCTCGGGCGAGGACATCCACACGATTGCCGATGTGGTACGCAATAAGCCGTACCGCTATGCCAAGCACTACCTACCGCACGATGCTCGGGCCAAGAGCCTACAGACCGGCAAGAGCATCATTGAGCAACTAGCGGCGCAACTAGACATCGCCAAACTTGCCGTTGTCCCCGACATCGGTGTGCAGTCAGGCATCCAAGCGGTACGCATGATGCTGCCGCGTGTGTGGTTTGACGCGACCAAATGCAGCGACGGCATAGAGGCGCTGCGTCAGTACCAACGCGAGTACGACGAGGACAAGAAAGCCTACCGTCAGTCACCGCGCCACGATTGGACATCACACCCTAGTGACGCATTTAGAATGGTTGCGGTATCATGGAGTGAAGTCGCTGACAAGCCCCCAGCGCCAGAGGTCAAGCCGCTGATGGTGGGGCCGCAGAACACAGTCACGTTGAACGATATGTGGGCGGTTCACGACCGCACGACGTCAAGGAGAGCAAGGATATGAGCATTGTCAGCCCGAATCGCTACCCCTACGAAACCGTTGCCGCCTCGCAGACCGCACAGGTACTCGGTGGCACAGGTGCCGTGGGTGATTACCTCCATCGCCTTGTGGTGACCGTCAACACGGCAGCCACCGGCACGGTATCGGTGCTGGATGGCAGCACGGCTGTCATGGCCGTTCCCGCTAACACCCCAATCGGCGTGTACAGCGTGGAGGTCAATGCAGCCTCGGCCAGCGGCCCGTGGAAGGTCACGACCGGCGCAGGTGCTGAAGTCATGGCTGTCGGATTCTTCACGGCCTAATCATGGAAGGCGTACTGCAACCGGAACTGGAAAAGTATCTCCGTACTATCGCGCAGTACGACAACGAGTTTGCCAAATGGCAGGCGCGTACCAAGAAGATCGTTAAGCGTTACCGCGACGATAGCCGTGGGCAGGGTGGCAACGAGGCCGCTCGCTTCAATATCCTTTGGTCAAACGTCCAGACGTTAAAGCCTGCCGTTTACGCCAAACTCCCGAAAGCTGACGTATCACGCCGGTTCGGTGACAACGACCCAGTAGGCCGCGTGGCGGGCTTGCTCCTTGAGCGGGCCATTGATTTTGAGATTGAGCATTATCCCGACTTCCGTTCCACCATGTCCTACAGCGTGGAGGATCGGTTCTTGGGTGGCCGTGGCACGGCATGGGTGCGTTACGAACCGCACGTTGCCCCCATCGGCATTGAGGATGACGGCGTATCCATCACCTCCAACATTGAGCAGGGCGAGGGCGCGCCGCCGAACCTAGAGCAGATTGAGTACGAGTGCGCCCCCACCGATTACGTCCATTGGCGTGATTTCGGTCACTCACAGGCTCGCACATGGGAAGAAGTCACCTGCGTATGGCGCTGGGTGTACATGACCCGTGAGGCGCTGGCAGAGCGGTTTGGCGACGAGATGGCGCGGAAGATTCCGTTAGACCAAGGCCCAGAGCCGCTCAACGCCTATAACGAGGCCAAACGCACCTACAACCGCGCCAAGATTTGTGAATTGTGGGACAAGGAAACCGAGAAGGTGTACTGGTTCTGCAAGGGGATGCCGCAGATCATTGACGTTCGTGACGATCCGCTCGGCGTTGAGGGGTTTTTCCCCTGCCCGAAACCGCTGTTCGCCACGACGACTAGCGACACGCTGGTTCCGGTGCCTGACTTCCTGCTGTACCAAGATCAGGCGATGGAGTTGGACATTTTGTCCGACCGCATTGATGGCTTGGTTAAGGCGCTGCGTGTGCGTGGCGTATATGACGCCAGCCAGCCTGCGCTGCAACGGCTAATGACGGAGGGCGACAACAATGCGCTTATTCCAGTTGATAAGTGGATGGCTTTCAGCGAGAAAGGCGGCCTTAAAGGCAGCATTGACCTTCTCCCGCTGGACACGCTCGCCAACGCCCTCCTCAACTGCTACCGAGCAAGAGAAGACATCAAGTCCCAAATCTACGAAATCACGGGTATCTCGGACATCATCCGTGGGACATCCTTCGCGTCGGAGACTGCAACGGCGCAACAAATCAAAGGGCAATACGCAGGATTGAGATTGCGTTCCATGCAGGAGGACGTAGCCCTGTACGCCTCTGAATTGATACGCCTAAAGGCACAGGTCATGTGCCGACACTTCCAGCCCGAGACGATCCTTGCCTACGCCGCTGCGGGGCAGATGTCGCCAGCGGATCAACAGTTGATCCCGCAGGCGCTGGAACTGCTCAAAGACAAACCGCTGCGTAACTTCCGCGTGGACATCGCTGCCGACAGCCTTGTGATGCTGGACGAAAACCAGATGAAGCAAGACCGTATGCAGTTCTTGCAGGCATTTGGTGGCTTCCTCGCGCAAGCCCTGCCGGTCGGTCAGGCCAGCCCGCAGATGGTGCCGATGATGATGGAGTTGCTGCGCTTTGGTATGCAGGCGTTCAAGGCCGCACGACCGATTGAGGGGCAGATTGACTCCACGTTGCAGCAGTTGCAGCAGGCCGCCGCCCAACAGCAGCCCGATGGCGAGCAGCAAGGCAAGCAAGCCGAGTTGCAGCAGAAGGGCCAGATGGAAGCGTCCAAGATGCAGATGGAATCCGCACTCACGCAGGCCAAGATGCAGCATGAGATGCAGATGGAGCAACTGCGTAACCAAGCCAAGATGGCGATGGAACAGCAGAAGATGGACTTTGAGGCACGCTTGAAGGCGGCAGAACTGCAACAGAAGCAGGCTGCTGACCGTTACAAGGCTGACCTTGACGCCCAGACCAAGCTCATCATCGCGCAGATGGGCAAAACCATGCCGACACCTCCATACGAGCAATGAAACGCACCTACGTTTACGTTGACGGCGAGTTTGTAGAGCGTAAGAAGGACGCCAAGGGGCGTTATCACTACGTCATGCCCGACATCGTGCCGTACAAAAGCATGATTGACGGCAAAATGGTCACCTCACGCTCGGAACACCGACGCCACCTCAAGGCCAACAACTGCATTGAGGTCGGCAATGAAGATCCGAGCAAGCACGTTCGGCGCGAAAAGCCGGTAGACACGCGCCTTGAGCGCATTAAGCACATGGTCAACACCCGAATGACCAATGAGCAAGCAGATCGCATACTGCGCGA